CCATTAAAAACCCTGATTAATTTCATTAGTTAGGGTTTTTTTTCGTCTACTATAAATAAAATGTTCGCCAAAAATTCTCCTTAAAAATTCCCTTTAATACTGTAACAGTTACGCGCCATATATATACGCCATTGCTGACTGTAAATAAATAGCTACAGTGCGCTTTTTAATGTCATACAACGATTTTCTACTAACTAGGTATATCCAACTATCAATACAATATAGAATGCCGCTAACAAGCAATGAGGACGATTTTTAGCTGTTGTATAAATGAGACACAATGGTTACAGGTAGCCAAACCTAGTAAAATCAATCACTTATTGACAAAGTGTTGTTTTTATGCTACAATATGTAACGAATCGAGAATTATACAAATTTTATTCCAATCTTATCCACATTTTTCTCGGAACGGAAAGTTATCCACAATTTTTTTTAATTTTGTGGATAAAACCTGTTCTCGTTTTTAACAAGTAGTGGGCTGGGCTGGGAACATTTAAAATTCATAGGGGTTACAATTATGGGTAAATATAAGGAGAGTAATTAACACATTTTTAAACAAACTACAATTTAAGCGTACTGTAGATTCAACTGATGGGTTAGCAGATATATTAAGTTATATGCGACCACACAACAGTAGGATTGAACGTAAGTTTATTGCTAGGTTCATTGATTCAGTTAAGGGAATGAAACAAGATTCATTTGGCAACAGATATATATTTGTTGGTAAGAATCCTGACACTATGTTCTCTTGTCATACGGACACAGTACATAAACATGGCGGTAAACAGAAAGTATATGTAGATACATTTCAAGGTATGATGTATACAGACGGAAAACAATCTAACTGTCTTGGTGCTGACGATGGTGTTGGTATCTGGATTATGCTTAAAATGATTGCAGAGAAAAAGACTGGTCTATACATTTTCCATAGAGGAGAAGAAGTAGGTGGTCTTGGTTCTAGTTGGATAGCTGAACATAATCAACTGTTATTCTCACATATCACTAAAGCCATTGCTTTTGATAGGAAAGGATATACTGATGTTATTACATATCAGGGTAGTTCCAGATGTTGTAGTAATATCTTTGCTGACGACCTAGCTATTAAATTAGGTATGGGGTACAGAGCAGATGAAGGTGGGCTATTTACGGACACAGCTAACTATACTATGCTCATACCTGAATGTACTAATATAAGTGTAGGTTATGATTTTCAACATACAGCCAGTGAAACACAAAACTATGTATTTGCTAAAGATTTATTACATAGAGTATTAGAGATTGATTTCAGTGCTTTACCTGTAGCTAGGAAAACCACAGATATTGACGACTTATTTAGCTCTACTGGTTATGGTACTGGATATAATTCTAGTTATGACCATTTCGATTTCAGTGATGAACCAGATGCTATAGCAATTGAAGTTCCTCAATTTAGAACTCAGGTGGAAGCGAGTGAATTTGCTTGGAAATATCCTGAAGTTATGGCTGAGGAAGTAATTGACTTACAACGAAAAGTTGCTAAAATGGAAAAGCTGGCTAATAGAAAAGCTCAACATAGAGCTGACGCTTATCTTAAACATATGAGTGGTGTATAATATGATGAACCTTCGTGAAGCTATTAGAAAAACCATGCTAGAACACTATCAACCTAGAGGCTCTAGGAATTTAAAACAACTATCGTCTCTAGGTAATATATTAGAAGAACATATAGGCTCAAGTACTGAGCTGAGTAGTATAGATGATGCTTACATAGATAAACTAATGACTAAACTGTTGAAAGCTAAAAACAGTAATGCCACTATTAATCGTAAGTTATCACTACTCAGTAAAGTGCTTGGGCTTGCTGTGTTTAGATGGAAGGAGTTAGATAAGATGCCTATTATAGAGAGGCTACCAGAGACTCCTTCAAGAATAGCTTGTTTCAGTAAACAAGAAGAACAAGATATTATTATGGCTTGTGAAGATACAGTATTCCAAGAGTTTATTACTATACTATTTGGTACTGGTTTTCGTAACAGTGAGCTGACAGGTTTACAAATAGCTCCTGTAGATGTAGACATAATAAGGAGCAGAGAACGTAAACGAGCATACGGGGTAGCTGAAGCTGATGTTAAAGCTGGCACTATTACTGTATGGGGTTCTGTATCTGGAACTAGGTCAGGCAGTAAAACAGGTAATACAAGAACTATACCTATGACTATACCAGTCCAGACTATTCTAAGTAAATATTATAAACTCGGAGTAAAGACTCCGTTTGATATAAGTGACTATTACATTAACAGACAATGGTTACTTGTTAGGAATAAGCTAGGTAGAAGTAATGACTCTGGGTTTATTCCATATACTATTAGACATACTGTAGCTACTAGGCTATGGGAGAAGTCAGGGGATATATACTTAGTAAAAACGTGGTTAGGACACTCAAGTATTAAAACTACTGAGAGGTACACCCACGTATCAGGGAGTAAGCTAATGGAAGCTAAGAAATACTTAGATTAATTCAAAGTATCCCATACAAGAGGCTACTTAGAATGTTCTTAGAATATTCTTAGATTTACTTCTTACTTCATTCTTACTATATTCTTATACTAAGAATTAATTATAACAATATACTAGGGGATATTATGTATTTACACCCAATAGAAGATTACGAAAGACAATTAGAGCTTGAAAAAGAAGCTATTGATATGGGTCGTAAGCAGTATCTTGAGAATAAGGGTAAAACACAAGAATCAGACTTACCACCAGCTCAGAAAATTATGAATGACTCAGTTATCCTCCTCACTGAGTCTATTTCTGACTGGATTGTCTCAGTCAAAGTGGGCAGAGCTAATAGGAATGCTAGTCAGGTAAGACTCCTAGAATCATTCTCAGGAGATTATGAGACAGTTGCTTATATAGCTACTCGTGAGTGTATTAATCATCTTATACGAGATATTACACTTACCAGACTAGGTTCTATTATTGGTAAAAAATTAGAACAACACCTGACGTATGAGAAACTACGTGAGGAACACTACGGTTTACATTTTAAATTAACTAAACAACTACGTCATACTAATTCTGAAAGACACAGACGACGTGTTGTTATGCATACTATAAATAAGTCTGGATTAACAGAAGTTAAATGGAATGCCAGAGATAGAGATTCTGTGGGTATCCGTTTAGTTTACTTATTTTCCAAATGTTCCAATTTAATAGAGATTAAAAGACAACGCAACTTTAAGAAGGGAGCTAGAAAGTTTCGCTCTAGTTATATTGTTGCACCAACTGATGCTACTGTTGAGTATCTTGAAGAAGGACATGAGAAGTTTTCTTTAATGACTCCTACTCATATGCCTATGTTAATACCACCAAGAGAATGGACATCAAGCTCTGGTGGTGGCTATCTTAATCATGATGCTTTTAAACTAAAGTTAGTTAAAGGTAGTAACTATAACTACATGGAAGAAATTGATAATACTGATATGCCAGAGGTGTACTCAGCTATCAATGCTATCCAACAAACAGAATGGCGAATAAATAAATCTGTATATAAAGTAATGAAACAGGTATGGGAAGAAGGCGGTACTCTTGGTAAACTTCCAAGTAGAGAAAAGAAACCTTTACCGACGTGTCCTCAGAATCCACAGGAAAATCCTGAGAAATTTAAAAATTGGAAACGTGAAGCCGCTAAAATATACGAGGAAAATATTCGTACAGTATCCAAGCGTATTGGCATGGGTAATAAATTATGGTTGTCTCAGAAGTTCTTAGATGAAGAAAGATTTTACTTTGTCTGGACTATGGACTGGAGACAACGAGCTTATCCACTTGCTAATATGGTTAATCCACAAGCTGATGATTCAGGCAGAGCATTATTACAATTCTCTAATGGTAAAAAACTTGGAGAAGATGGTGTCTATTGGTTAGCTATCCATATCGCTGGATTATTTGGTATTGATAAATGTTCTTTTGATGAACGGGTTAAATGGGTTTATGATAATAATGAACTACTGTTAGATTCAGGAATGAATCCAATGGACGGGGAAAGATTCTGGTCAACCGCTAAGAAACCTTATAGAGCATTATCCGCTTGTTTTGAATGGTTAGGTGCGAGCATAGCTGGAGAAGATTTTGTTAGTCATCTACCTATTGACTCGGACGGTTCATGTAATGGTATCCAGAACTTCTCAGCTATGTTATTAGATGAGATAGGTGGTAAAGCTGTGAACTTAGTTCCAGCCGATAAGCCACAGGATATTTATACTGAAGTTCAAATGGCTGTTACTAATAAGCTTAAGAACATGAAGGACGAGGATTTTGCAAAGGTATGGGAAGATAGAGTATCAAGAGATATTGTTAAACGACCATGTATGACACTAGCTTATGGCTCGTCTCGTTATGGTATGTGTAACCAAATATTAGAAGAAATTAAAAAATACAAAGCTGATGAAGGTATAAATTATTTACCAGATTACGTAGATGAAAATAAAGCTTGTGAATTTCTATCTAATATCGTCTATGATACTATTGGTGATGTGGTTGTTGCGGCTAGGAAGGCTATGGATTGGTTACAGGAAGTAGCTAAAGTGGCAAGTGAACATCAACTACCAATTCGTTGGGAAACGGCTGTAGGGTTTCCTGTAAGCCAAGCTTATTATGATAATGTAAGTAAGAGGTTACAACTGAATTTTGGAAAACAAAAATTTAGACTGAGATATAATCAACAGTCATCAAAGTTATCCAAACGTAAACAGATTAGTGGAATATCTGCTAACTACGTTCATTCAATGGACGCGGCACACATGATGTCCACTGTCAATATGTGTATGGTTAATGATATAGAAGATTTAGCTATGGTTCATGACTCGTTTGGTACACACGCTTGTAACTGTACTTCTTTATATAACATATTAAGATATACATTCGTAAAACAATACTCAGTTGATAGGCTTGAGTTATTCAGAGAACAGATACTAGAACAGCTACCAGATGAACTGGGGGTAAAAATACCTCCTGTACCACAAAAGGGTAAGCTTGACATATCAACAGTTATGGAGTCGGAGTACTTTTTTGCTTAAAGTATCCCACTTAGGAGAAGATTAATGAGTTACTTTATAAGTATGTTACTTCTATGTATGGCTCTGCCAACTCAATATTTATATGACTATGAAATACGGACTGAGATTATTAATACTGTTGTACATAGCGCAGAAGAACATAATAATGTTTCTTCAGCTCTGTGCGATATAAAATTACTTCATTCTATTGGTGAAGTAGAGCAACATAAACGGCATCTTGAAAGTGATAAGGCTAATAAGGGTATATGTGTAACTGCCGCGTGTATATGGAAATAGGAGTATTTAATGAAGAATTTAACTGATGCTATAAACTTTGCCAGTATGAAAGGTACAGTTGAGTGTGCCTTCAGGATAATTCATGGTGTACAACACCACAAGATAGTAGGAGAACGAGTTTTAGCTATGGCTTGTGTGTTTGTATTGTTATGTGAAAGATTTAATATCTGTCCTAGAGAAGTTATTGGTAAAGCTGAAAGGTTTATGAAAGATACTGATAAAGTTACATACGTTACCCAGATTAGTGCTATTAAAGAATACCTTAATAAAGAAATGCATGAGGACATAAGATAATGGTACATGAATTTAAGACTCAACTTATAATAGAGGCACGGTTACTGTACGAAAGAGATATACCTTTACCAACAGACCTACACGCTACAATGTTAGAGCATGGGATTGATGTAGAGGCACTACTAAAAAGTTTTGATAAAAAAAAAGAGGGAAACTAGATGACTAGACGATATTTTAATACACCAAAAGGAATAGCAATTTATCCAAGCTTGCAAAAGCCTAATGATAAATTTAATAAATTTCAATGTAATTTAAAAGTTTCAGATAGTGAAGAATTAAAAGAATTTTTAGCTATCATAGATGGGAAATGTGAAACCATCAGAGATGAAACAATACAGGCTTTAAATGAGAGAGCTGAAAATGCTACTACTGGAGCTGAGAAAAAGAGAGTTAAAGAATCAATTAGCAATTTAGCTGTTAATAAACCATACACAGAAAATGTTGATGACAATGGTGATGTGATAGCTGGCGAATGGGTTTTAAAAACTAGCTGTCCAGCAGAAGGTAAAAGCAGACAAGGTACTGTATACCAAAACAAAGTTGCTGTGTTTGATTCTACTGGTAAACCATTTCCAAAAGACATTGATGTCTGGGGTGGCTCTGAAGTAATCCTTCAGGTTGAACCACGTATGTATTATGTGGCTGGTATATCTAAATGTGGTGTAAGCTTAAGATTACGTGCCGCACAGATAATTGAATTAGTATCTGGTGGTAAAGGAAACGCTGATAGTTATGGCTTTTCAACACAAGAAGGTTATTCAGCACCAGAAGAAGATGCCACAGTTAAAGACACAAAACCACTCGAAGTCATGGACGACTCGAAAGATGACTCAATCGACTTCTAAATTACGCTTCCGTATTCCAGTAAACCCAGTACCAGCGAGTAGACCTAGAGTTACTCGTTGGGGGGTTTACTACGGAAAACGACATACACAATATGTTAAAGAGTGTGCTGTGTTCTTCAAAACATTTCGAGTATTAAAAACTTTTGATACACCAGTCGAAGTAGGGCTGTCCTTTCTTGTATCAAAACCTAAAACAACTAAACGACTATTTCCCATAGGTGATGTAGACAACTACTGTAAGTTGGCTCTTGATGAACTTGTCAAATGGAAAGTTCTAAAGGACGACGACCTAGTGTTACGTCTGTTTTCAGATAAAGGATTCGCAGATGAAAATTCTGCGGTGGGTACTTATGTTGTAATAAACCATATAGGATAAATATGACTATGAAAAAAATCATCAATGCAAAGTATATTGTTGTGCATTGTTCAGCTACTAAACCTGATATGTATGTCGATGGAGAAATGATTGACAGATGGCACAGGGAACGTGGCTTTTTAAAGATTGGTTATCATTGGGTTATTCGTCGTGACGGAACTTTTGATAAAGGCAGAGAAATTGATGAACGCGGAGCGCACGTTAGAGGATTTAATTCTGTTTCGGTAGGGGTGTGCTTAGTAGGTGGCATAGATGAAGAAGGTAAACCAGATAATAATTTTACCAACGAACAATTTGAGTCTCTTAATGAGATTCTTGCCGCTTGTAAACAAACCTACCCTAAAGCAGAGATTTTAGGACACAGAGATTTACCAAGAGTAAAGAAAGCGTGTCCATCATTTGATGTTAGGGAGTGGTTAAAAAATAGATGAGATTACCAACACAATACCAAGATTTTATACACTTAAGTAGATATGCACGTTATTTAACTTCAGAAAGTAGAAGGGAGACATGGGAAGAAACAGTAGAGAGATACTGTAATTTTTTTAAACAAAAATTTAATAACAAAATTGATATGTCAGAAATACGTGAAGCAATACTTAAACAAGATATTATGCCTAGTATGCGTTGTCTTATGACGGCTGGTAAAGCGTTATCCAGAGATAATGTTGCTGGGTTTAATTGTTCTTACTTACCTGTTGATAATCCTAGAGCCTTTGATGAAACACTATATATTTTGACGTGTGGCACAGGTGTGGGGTTTTCAGTTGAGAAACAATTTGTAGATAAACTACCAGTAGTATCAGAAGAATTTCAAGAGACTGGTACAGTAATACACGTTGCAGATTCTAAAATGGGTTGGGCTGTGAGTTTCAGAGAACTTATTTCTTTACTTTATTCAGGACGAGTACCCACTTGGGATACTTCTAAGGTTCGTAAAGCTGGAGAAAGATTAAAAACTTTTGGTGGTCGGGCAAGTGGTTCTGCACCATTAGAAAATTTATTTAATTTCACAACTCAAATTTTTAAAAATGCGGCTGGTAGAAAATTAAACAGTTTAGAATGTCATGATATATTATGTAAGGTTGGAGATATAGTTGTAGTAGGTGGTGTCCGTAGGTCTGCTTTAATATCATTATCAGATTTAACAGACGATAGAATGAGAATTGCTAAGTCTGGTGCTTGGTGGGAACAAAATCAACAACGAGCATTAGCAAATAATTCTGTTGCATATGAAAGTAAACCTGACATGGCACAATTTATGTTTGAGTGGCAAGCTTTATATATGAGCCATTCTGGAGAACGTGGTATTTTTAATCGTCAAGCGGCTAAAAAGTTTAGTCCAGAACGTAGAGATACAGAATGGTTATTTGGTACTAACCCATGTTCAGAGATTGTATTGAGACCTAATCAGTTTTGTAATTTATCTGAAGTTATAGTACGTCCAGAAGATACATTAGAAAGTTTAAAAACTAAAGTGAGGCTTGCAACTATTGTAGGTACTATGCAGGCAAGTTTAACAGATTTTAGATACCTTCGTTCTGTGTGGAAAACAAATACAGAAGAAGAAGCTTTACTTGGTGTATCACTTACTGGAATTATGGATAACAAAACATTAAGTTCAATTAATGATAAAGCAAAACACTGGTTAAAGGAGTTAAAGAAATATGCTATTGAAATTAATGCTAGTACGGCTAAGAGTTGTAATGTTAATAAAAGCTCTGCTATTACGTGTGTCAAACCCAGTGGTACTGTTAGTCAACTTACTAATAGTGCTTCTGGTATCCACCCTCGTCATAACAGCTATTACATAAGAACTGTACGACAGGATAATAAAGACCCACTTACTGTGTTCATGAAAGATAAAGGTTTTATCCATGAGCCAGCAATAGGAAAAGAAGATTCAACTACTATATTTTCTTTCGCTATGAAAAGCCCAGACGGAGCTATCATGCGTGATAAGAAAACAGCTATTGAACAATTAGAACATTGGTTAATGTTCCAAGAGTCGTGGTGTGAGCATAAGCCTTCCATAACTGTATATGTTAGAGAACATGAATGGCTACAGGTGGGTGCTTGGGTGTATGACCATTTCGAAATTATGAGTGGTGTCTCCTTTTTACCTTACGATAATGGAAACTATAAACAAGCTCCCTATACTGATTGTAACAGGAAAAAGTTTTTAGATGTTAAGAAGAAAACACCTGTGGTTGATTGGGGTGACCTTATGGAGACTGAAGATAATACAACAAGTAGTCAGGAGTTAGCCTGTACTGCTGGGTCGTGTGAAATATGAGAAACAAAGAACGAGTAGTATATAAGACAGCCATGAGACTTGCATTTGAAAAAGCTGGGTTGTTTGTTAAAAATAATGCTGGAAAATATGTACGTAAAAAGATGTGGAATGTAACTAGAAAGGGGGTTAAATGACAAAACATGAAAATTCAGAATTTATTCAACACGAACCCTGTCCTTCATGCGGTAGCAAAGATAATCTTGCGCGTTATGATGATGGTCATGGTTTTTGTTTTGGTTGTGGTCATATTGACCGCGTCTCCGATAATATTTCTGACATCAGCAGTGTACGAGATGTACAGAAAACTAGACGAAGTGAATACTTCAATGGGGAATATGCCAGCATTTCAAAAAGAAATCTTTCCGAAGATACCTGTCGTAAATTTGGTTATCAGGTGGGTACGGATAAAAGTGGTCAGCCTGTACATATTGCTAATTACTATGATGAGAAAAATGCTGTCGTTGCTCAGAAGATAAGGTGGAAAGATAAAAAGTTTATCTTTATAGGTGAAACCGATAAGGTTGGTTTATATGGGCAACACCTTTGGAGAGATAAAGGTAGGAAAGTTGTGGTTACTGAGGGTGAGATTGATTGTCTCAGTGTATCGCAAGCACAGGGTAATAAATATCCTGTGGTCTCTATACCTACTGGTGTGAAAGGTGCTAAGAAAATTTTAAAACAAGAACTTGAATGGCTTGAGGGTTTTGATGAAGTTATTCTTATGTTTGATAATGATGAAGTGGGGATAGAAGCCGCTAAAGATTGCGCACAATTATTCTCGCCTAGTAAATGTAAGATAGCAAAACTACCAGCGAAAGATGCAAGTGAACTACTTGCTGATAACAGGGTTAAAGATATTATAGAAGGTGTATGGGGTGCAACATCTTATAGACCAGACGGAGTTATCTGTGGTGATGAATTAAAAGATGAAATAGATAAGCCTATTGAATGGGGATTATCTTATCCTTATGAAAGATTAACTACTTTAACTTTTGGTATACGACCTAATGAGATAATTACATTAGGTGCTGGTACTGGTATGGGTAAAACAGAGTTGTGGAAAGAGATAGCCACACACATAGGAGTAGAGCATAAGCAAAATGTAGGTATGGTTTTTCTTGAAGAACAGATAACTGATACTGCGTTAGGCATTATGGGTAAACATTCTTCTATACCTTTCCATCTACCAGACACACAATATACAGAAGAAGATAAAAACAAAGCTTTTAATGAAACATTAAAAACTGGTAGGTTTTTCTTCTATGACCATTTTGGTTACATGGATTATAATTCTATTAAGTCACGACTTAGGTATTTAGTTGTGTCTTGTGGTTGTAAGTATCTTTTCTTAGACCATATCACTGCGTTAGTAACAGGACATGACGGAGATGAACGACGTGAGTTAGATAGAATAATGACAGACCTAGCTTCAATGGTTAGGGAATTAAAATTTACTTTGTTTTTAATTTCACATCTTTCTACCCCTGACGGTAAACCACATGAAGAAGGTGGTAGGGTTATGTTAAAACATTTCAGAGGTAGCAGAGCTATTGGTCAGTGGTCTAGTTTTGTTGTAGGGTTAGAACGAAACCAACAAGATGTTGATACAGAAGCTAGACATACAACAACATTAAGAATATTGAAAGATAGATACACAGGAAGAAGTACTGGAGAATGTCTATATCTAGGTTATTCACCAGAAACAGGACGATTAACTCCTAAAGATAATTGTCCATTCCAAGATGAAACTGGGGGGGAATCCAATGTTATATTTTGATATTGAAACAGATGGGTTACTCCCAGACTTAACTAAAATACATTGTTTAGTTATTGTTAAAGATGAAATGACTTATAGATTTAATGGTAAGTCTATTCAACTTGGTTTAGAAATGTTAGAACAGCATAAGGATAAAATTTGTGGACAAAATATTATTGGTTTTGATATACCCGTAATACATAAACTATATCCAGATATAAATTTAAAACTAAATCGAGTTGTAGATACTTTAGTTTTATCCAGAGTTTTGTTTCCTAATCTTAAAGAGATTGATTATGAAAAGAAAGCTTTAAATAAAAATTATGAGTTAGAATCTAAAAACTTTGGAAGTCATTCTTTAAATTCGTGGGGGCAACGATTAGGTTTTCCTAAAGATGACTATGCGAATAGAATGGCTGAACAAGGTATTGATGCTTGGGCAGAATGGTCTGAAGAAATGGAAGATTATTGTGTACAAGATGTTAAACTAACAAAACATTTATATGAAAAAACTCTTGAGACTAAAGAATTATCTACAGACTGTTTTACTTTAGAACATGAGGTAGCTGATATAATAATACGACAGAGCTTATATGGTTTTACTTTTGATGTTAAGTCTGCTGTTAAATTATATGGTATGCTCTCTGAAAAGAGACAGATACTATCATCAGAACTTAAAGAAATGTTTGGTAGTTGGTATGTTAAACAGCCTGACTTCATACCCAAAAGAGATAACAATAAGAAGGGTTATGTAAAAGGAGTTCCTGTACCAAGACAAAAGTTAGTAGAATTTAATCCTAACTCTGGAGACCACAGAGCTAAGATGTTAATTGATAATTATAATTGGAAACCTGTAGATTTTACGCCCTCTGGGAAACCAAAGGTAGATGAAGCGGTACTAAGTAAACTTGATTATCCTTGCATACCTTCAATTCTTGATTACATGGTAGTAGAAAAAAGAATTGGACAACTAGCTGAAGGAAACAAAGCTTGGCTTAAGTTAGAAAGGAATGGGAGATTACACGGACACGTAAATACAAATGGTGCGGTCACGGGAAGAATGACACACCAGAATCCCAATCTAGCTAATGTCGTTGCAAGTTATAGTTTATACGGAAAAGAGTGCCGTTCTTTATTTACCGTTCCCACAGGGCATTTGCTTTTGGGTTGTGATGCCGAAGGGCTGGAGTTACGAGCGTTAGCGCATTATATGGCGGTCTTTGATGGTGGAAAATACGCTGATACGGTCATTTTAGGGAGTAAAGAAAAAGGAACAGATGCTCATTCAGTCAACCAAAGAATAATAGGACTCAACAGTAGAGATACTGCTAAGACTTGGTTCTATGCTTTTATATATGGTTCTGGAAATGTAAAGTTAGGTTCTATAATACATGAAGATAAAAAACTAACTGGTAAACCTAGTGAAGCAACATTAGCAAAACTTGGCGCGGCATCAAGAGCTAAGCTTTTACAAAGTTTACCAGCTTTAGATAAGCTAACTAAATTAGTACAGAAAAGATTTAGTGAACGTAAATACTTAATCGGTTTAGACGGAAGAAGGTTATATTGTAGGAGTAATCATTCAGCATTGAATACCCTTCTTCAATCTGCTGGTGCTGTCATTATGAAAAAAGCATTGTGTATATTGGATAATGATTTACGTACTGTTAATGGATATAGGAATGGGCTTGATTATGAGTTTGTTGCTAATGTTCATGATGAATTTCAAATAGAAGTTAAAGAAGAATTAGCTAATGATTTCTTTTTGGTAGCTAGTGCCTCCATTAAAAAAGCGGGGGAGCATTATAATTTTAAATGCCCACTATCAGGAAGTTGTGTTGTTGGTAAAAACTGGTCGGAGACACACTAATGAGTAAATTTAATAATGATTCTAAATTCGATATAGATTTAAAATATGGTAAAGTAAAAGAAAAAGAAGTAGCTGATATGTTAGAAAACTCTACCATAGAAGTTAAAACAGAACGAGGACAATGGTTAAACACAGGTAATATTGTTATTGAGTATGCTTGTTATGGTAAACCTTCTGGCATAAGTAACACCAAAGCAGATTTTTGGTTTCATAACTTAGCATTAAAAGATGGTAACTTTTGTTCTCTTGTGTTTCCTGTGGCTACATTAAAGAAATATGTATTAGAAAATAAATTACGCACAATAAGCGGTGGAGATAACAATGCCGCACAGATGTACCTTGTTCCGTTAAAGGAATTATTTGATTCTAAAAATATACAGGGATTAATATAATGAAAGACAGTGAATCATCTTTTATAATTATAGTTTTAGTATGTGGGATAATTATTTTAGTTGGGCTATTAGACGCTACACGAAGATTAAATGAAAAGAATGCTGTGGACTGTTTGTTTGAACAAGCTAGAGAACAGAGAGAACAAGATTGGTCATTACAAGATTTATATAATCCGACAGGGGTGTGGTGTTTACCTACAGAATATACCGTTGTTCCTGTGGACTGTCAGTGGTATAGTAAATATGCTAACTAGGAAAGTTCTTTACTGTGACGGTAGAAGAACTACCAACCCAGAATTGATAGAGGACTTTGAAGATGAATTTGAACAGTGGGTATTTTACTGGTCTTTAATCATGGAACAGTCAGTTATAACACTTCATTAAAAATTTGACCTTCTGAGAGTCGTTATAAGAGCTTTCAAATAAACATTGATGCTACAGCATCTACCTTTTTAACCAACTTTCAACAACTTAGGTGATACATGAAAACTACTTTAATTTTAGACGGGGATATTATCGCATACCAAAGTGCGGCAAGCAGTGAAATAACAGTCGACTTTGATTGTTGTGGTGGATTATGCTGTGAGAGTTACCCAGACTTATTAGAAGATAAAATAAAATCTATAATATTAGATTGGATATCTCCAATTAAACATTTTGATAATATATTAATTGCAATAACTAACAAAGAAAAGAAAAATTGGCGAAAAGATATTTATCCTGAATATAAAGCTAATAGAAAAGATGTAAGAAAACCAGAGTTACTGGTAAAAGCTATTGAATATTTAGAGGAAAATTATAATTGTATTTCAACTGCTGGGTTAGAAGCTGATGATGTAATAGGTATAGAGGCTACAACACATGAGAAAGGTATAGTAAAAATAATTGTGTCTACTGATAAAGATTTTTTACAGATACCTTGCAGACAGTTAAACCCTGTGACTGGTAAAAAGCTTTATCCTACAACAGAGAAAGCTGATTGGTGGCATATGATTCAAACATTAGCTGGCGACCCTGTTGATAATTATAAAGGTGTTCCACGAGTAGGTGTAAAAACAGCAACAAAGATATTGGATAATATTGAAAAAGATTCTTGGTGGAATACTGTATTAAGCACGTATGAGAATAAAGAGCTAACTGAAGAATATGCTTTAATACAAGCACAGATAGCCAGAATATGTAGAAGTTCAGATTATGATACAACTAAAAATGAGGTAAAATTATGGACTCCAAAAATCAGTTAAAAAAAGACCAAAAAACTTTTGAAGAACTTATACAATCTCAAAAGCCAGCTTCAGATATGTTTGACTCAATGAAGTCTCAACCGCATTATATGGAAGGTATACAACCTATAGAATACATACAAAGTAGAATGTCTCCAGCACAATTCTCAGGATACCTCGAAGGTAATATTATTAAGTATATTTCTAGGTATCATGTTAAGGGTGAGCCTATAAAAGATTTAACTAAAGCCAAAGTATATTTAGATTGGCTTATTCAATTAACAGAGAATGGTACGATAAAAGTATCATAGTTCAATATATCCCGTTATTAAGAGGTATGCTAATTTATGTATGAAGAAATACCCTACGTTTCTGCGGAGTTAGTAGATTATTTTAAATCAAACTATCCGTTAAAACGACCAACAAAAATAGATGCTGAATCTCCACAGGTTGCGTGGAACATAGCATTTCAATCAGGTGTATTTAGTTTAATAGAAAAACTAGAAGATATACACAAAACTCAAGAAACCACACAAGGTTTAGAACAAGTATTAGGAGAAAAATAATATGTGTCCTAGCGCGTTATTCGGTAAACCGAAAGCACTTCCGCCAGCACCAGATGTAGCAAAAACGGAAGTGGGTAAAGATAAATCACCTCCTCAATTTGGTTCTAAAACAAAATCAGATGCTAGAACTCAAATTGCTAACAGGTCTGGAACTTCTAAGTTTAGAATAGACTTAAGCGGTGGCGGTTCTGGTGGCTCTGGTCTTAGTATACCGACGGTTGTATAATGAAATATGATTCTACTTCTGTTAAAAGTCAGTATTCTCGTTGTGAAGATAACAGAGAGCCTTTCTTAAGACGCGCTCGTAAAGCTTCCTCATTAACACTTCCTTTTTTGATTGCGCCAGATGGTCACACTGGGGCTTCTGATTTACCTACACCTTATCAATCTATGGGTGCTAGGGGTGTTACTAATCTCGCCGCAAAATTATTACTTGCATTACTCCCTCCTGACAATCCTTTCTTTAGATATGACGTAGATAAATTCCAACAAGAAGAATTTTCTGAAGATGAAAAAGTTCAATTTGATAAAATTCTATCTGACGTTGAAACATCTGTTATGAATTTTATAGAAAGTTCCCCTATTAGAACAGCCGCTTTTGAAATGCTTAAACATTTAATTGTAGGCGGCAACGTATTAATTCATTATCAATCTGAAAAAGATAAAGCTGATTTAAGAGTGTTTGGTGTAGATAGATATATTGTTAAACGCGCACCTACTGGAAAAGCACTGGAAATCATAGTTAAAGAAATGGTTGTACCCAATGCACTTTCCCAAGAAATTTTAGAACATTGTCAATGTAAGCCTGACAGTGGCGACTCATATAATAAACCCATTCAAATGTATACGAAAGTTT